AAACTCATTGACATCAACTGTAAACACTATTGATGCAACTTCTAAATGTGGAGACCAATATCAAGTAGGTCCATCATTTACACAATCATTCAAAGCTGAAGGTTTTGCAATTGATGAAACAGGAACTCCTAGTAAGGATTCTTACCAACAATTGTATGCTGCTCACGCTGCAAAAACAACCTTTACTATTAAAATGGGTAAAGCAACACCAACTTCAGGTGATGTATATTATGGTGGTCTTTCAACTAGCACTGTATTTATTAGCGATTTTGAATTAAATGCTGCTGATAAAGATGATGTTAAATTTACTGCAACTTTTGTAGTATGTGTTCCACCAATTGCACAAACTGAACAAGCGTAAATCAATAACCTATGTTTGAATTAAAACTAAACAACAAAACAATTCAATTAAAATGGGGTACTTGGTCAATGCGTGAATTTTGCAAAGCAAAAGACATCACAATAGATAAGTACTTTGAGTTTTTAGGTAGTAATCAGTATGACTTGGATAACATTGTTAAACTAATATACATCGGATATAAATCAGGATGTATAAGTAACAAACAAGAAATTGATTTAACCGAAGATGATGTTTGCGATTGGATTGATGAAATAGGCGGAATTTTTAACCCTGAAGGACAAGTTCTTTTGTATCTTAAATACATAGTAGAACATACTGTTATGGCAGTACAAGGAACTCCTAAAGATGAAAAAAAAAAGTCTAGTAAAGTTAGGTTGGGATGATATTTTAGTGAAAGCTGCTGAATGCAATATAAGACCCAATGAGTTTTGGGAAATGACTTGGAAAGACTTTTCTATTATCGTAATGGG